GACGCTCTCCATCCCCGTGCCAGGGATCGCTACGCATCGGCAGCCTTCGTGCGACCCGGGCTGATTCCATGCCCACCACCAGTCGTTCTTCGGCCGGGTGATCCCATCACGGTTCCGGCACTTGCTACACGTTCGGTCGTCGAGGATCGCCGAGTACGTCAGCGTCGTTACGGCAGGATCGGCGATCGACGCTTGCACCGTCGCCATGACGAAGTACTTGGTCCGTTCGGTCTGGACCCACGTCTTCAACTGGGTCAACTGCATCTGGGACAGGCCGCCTTCGTCCAGCCCCTTCTTCGCCTGCTCCTTGAGCCACGATGCAGTCGATCCAGCGATCTCCTTGTTCAGCTTCGCCGTGGCGCTGTCGATGATGGAGGTCGCCTTCCCCTTCCAGTACAGCGCCCGGTTGGCCTCCTCCACGTCGATGCCAGCAAGCCGAAGCACGTCTGCGACTGTGGCATCCGACTTCGTCGTATCGAGGAACTGCGTGGCGAACAGCGTCTTCACCTCGAGTACGATCGCCGTCTTGTCCTTCAGCGGGAATCCGGTCGGCGTGAACGCATTGCCAACGATGGGCTGAACGCGGCTCCAGACGTAGCTGCAGAACCGCGTGCCGGTCAGTCGGCCTTCCTTCTTCAGCTTCTCGATCGCGGTCTGGGTCAGGACGACACGCGGGTGCCGCATTGCAGCGCGACCTTCCCGCCTGTCTTGGGTCTCCATCCACGACACGAATGACCTGGATCCGTCGAACCAGGCGCGGACGGCGTTCTTCGTGAACTCCCTGGACACCTTGTCCAACAACACGTCGTCCTTGGCTACCAGCGCGTCCTTCGCGGAGAACTGTGGCCGCATGACCCAGGCCACGTATTCGTCGCACATCGCCCGTAGGATCAGCCCCATCCGTAGACGGGTACCGAGCAGGGCATCGGACTCCATCGCTTCGTGCGCCTGGAGATCGACCTTCTGCTCGACGGAGGTCGGGACACGCCAGTAAACGCTGCCGGGGACCGCATCCGGCAACGACCGACGTGCCCGACCTTCCGCTGACAGCGGGCTAGTGACTACTTCTCCCAACCGTTCCTCGCATAGTCTCTGATCGCCTTGTCTTCTCCCCTCAACACCTGCACCAGATCATCACCACTGGGGTCGGCGGATCGCCGCTGGATTGCCGCCAGCAACGCCATCATCTGCTTGTCCTCCTCGATCACCTCCTTCGGCAACCCCTTGAGCGGATTCTTCGGATTGCCCGGCTCAAACGAGTTGCCAGGACCCAGGTTTCCCTTCCCGCCGATCAACTTCGGCTCGAACGGGTTGACGGGCAATTCGTCAGGGTTCTCCGTCGCCCCCAGTGTGTCTTCATCTTCGTCCGGTGGGTCCATGCCGACTGCCTTGTAGACGTAGCTGGTCGCGATCGGCAGTCCAGCGTCTTTCAGCGTCTTCACCATGGTGGAGATCGCCGTCAGATCGGGCTGCGAGAACGGCTTGAACTGGAACGTCGGCGCGTCGAAATCCTCTCCGTAGTTCAACGCCACGTGCGGAGCGATCACCTGCTGGTGCATGAACTCCTGTTCGAGCAGCCGCCCCAACACGTCCAGCACCCACTCGTAGTTCGTCTTCTGCGCTGCGCCAAGTGCGTAGGAGCCTACTCCTGACGTCCCCATCACCAACTCCGGTGTGAGCAGGATGCGGCCGATCGCCCTGTTGCAGATGTTCATGAACTGCTCGAAGTTCGCGCCGGGCGACGTCGACGGGTCGATGATGTCCAGCGTCGTCCCTGCATCCTTGATCCCGCGCTGCTGGGACTGCCACTTCCGCATCTTGTCGAGCAGGGCGTTCCGCTCCTTCGGTGGCATGTTCTTGTCGACCGTCGCGATGAAGAACGGCTGGCCGTGGTACTCGAGCCAGCGTCCCCACCAGAGCAGCGCCTGGTCCTTGGCGAAATACCACCTGTACGCAGGCCGCAGCATCGACTGACCCTTCGGCGTGCCGTACTTGCCGAACCACGTCCAGAGCGCGAACCGATCCCGCGGCATCTTCCTGAAACTGCTTGCCTCCAACGATGGGCCGGGCATGTACGGCGGGATCGACTGCCAGATACCGTCCGGTTCAATGTCGCCATGCTCGTCACGCTTGACTTCGATGGACTCTTGCGGCATGGGCGAGAAGCAGCGGAACCCGATCTTCCCGGCCCACTCTCCGGTCGGATACGGGTCCCTGTACCGCTTCTCGATGCAGCAGTGCGACATGTAGGTCGCCTCCATCGCATCGATCAGGGTCCGATTCAGCGACCCTTCTTTCAGGTACGTCAGGTCGTCGTCGATGAAGCGGCTGATCTCCTTGTCCTTCTCATCGTCGGACGCAGGGATGATGGTGTGGCCGCTGCTCAGTCGAGCGCAGATCATCAGATTCAGGCACGAGGCGATCTGGTCGTCGCGGTCGAACATCGTCCTGTAGATGCCAGGCCCACGTTCGGCAACGAGCGTGTCCACGCTGAACGCTGCTGCGTCTTCCCACGTCGACTTGAACGGGAAGTACGCTTCGACCGGCAGACCCAAGCCTTCGGTCGGCATCGTCTCTGGGGCCTTGCCGAACAGGACGCGACCTGCTCCTGCCAGCCTCTCGATCAGATTCGGCTGTCGATCCACGGGTCCTCCTCTGGGGCATCGGCTTGGCTGGCAGAGCGGAACGCTCCGCTGCCTTCCTTGACTGCCTTCCATGCAAGGGCACCGGCCGCGAACGTATCGGGCAGGTGTCCTGACCCGAATACGTCGTCGACGCTGGCATTGGCGTGCTCGTCGTACATGTACTCGATCATGGGTGCTTCGACTTGTCCGTGCTCGATCGCCACGATGTAGTCGGACAGCAGGTCCGTTCGGCTCTTGCCACCGAACACGAACGCTTCGGCAGGCTCCTTCAGATAGCCGTCCACCACGTCGCCAAGCCCGGTGCCGTCGTGGAAGGCCATGCCGCGCATCCGACGTTGCCGTTCGTCCAGCAGGGCCACCATCTCAGGCCAGGGCCGTCGGTTCATCCTCTGGAACGCCACGATGCGAGCAGGCAGGACGTCGAAACGCATGGTCACAACCACGGTCATGTCGGATTTCGCTGCCCAGTCCGCGCCATGGGCATAGGCGCCACCGTAGACGGGCTCCTCGATCTCGATGTACTCGCCGAGGTACCCCTGGTACACGCCGAGGTCACGGCGGAACATCGCAGCCAGCTTCTCGGGAGCGATCGCCAGCATTTCCGTCGTCGGGGACTGAAGCTCGTACTCCCTGAGCCACATCGCATCGCTGATCTCGGACTTCTTGCGAGCGACCTCCTCGGGATCGAGCCAGCCGTGGGGCAGGCACGTCTCCTTGTAGCACCACTCGTAGACCGGCCATCCCTTCTTCTTCGCCCGGTCCAGGATCTCCTTCATCGTTCCGTTCGGGTACTGGTGCGTCGACGACAGGACGGTCTGGGTCTCTACGCCCATGTTCCGCGGCTCCGTGCCTCGCATCGTCTGTCCAAGGGCCGCGTCCAGGACCTCGAGGTCCATTTCGTCGACTTCGTCACAGCGCAGCCGTTGTGGGTGGGGCCCCCGGACGGAGGTGGAGGAGGCCATCAGGGCCAGGATCGTCCCGCCGTTGTCCAGCTTCGTCTCCCGCTTGATCGGCTCCCCATGCCTTGACAGAGCGAACGTCGGGGCAGACGGGTGCGCCCAGAACCTTGCCATCGCAGCGTGGACACGTTCTGACTGCTGGCCGGAACCGCCGAGGATGTTCACGTCAGCAGCAAGCGTCAGCGCCTCGGTCAATCCGAGCGCACCCAGGGAGAACGTCTTCCCGCCGAACCCGCGACTCCCCTTCCAGACCACCATCGGGTGACGGGCAAAGTAGGCGTCAGCGAACGCCCTCCAGGGAGTCGTGTGTTCTGGGCAGACTTGGACATCGGGGATCACAACCCCAAGAGCGGTCTTCAGATACCGCTTCAGGGTCGATTCTTTCAGGATCGGCAGTCGGAACTCAGTCTCCCGAACCGTCGCCATCCGTTCCCTTTCCGGCCTCGTCCGCCGAGTCGTCTACGACTTCGCGGAACACGTGGACCGTGTGCGGCAGAGGGGCGCCTTCCGGTCCAGTCAGAACTTTCTGTGCGCGGTCCGTAACTTCGCCTAGCTCAAGGCGTTCACCGTCCAACCCTGCTTGCAGGTACCTGAGCGCCTGATCCACCGTCAGGTCCTTTTCCGTCAGGTCTTTGATCTTCGACAGCGCCTTGTTCACCAGCAGTCGGGCGTAGTTCAGTCTCCGTTCCTTCGATTTCTTCCGATCGGACACCTGTTTCGCCAGTTCCAACGACTGCTGTTCCAGGTCCCACGCCAAGGCTCGATCCACCCATTCGAACGTGGTGGAGAACCCCTCGAAGCGTCGTTGCCGTGTCGGAGTCCAGGGGGTGGCTGTGTCGGCGTAGAACAACTCCACCGCCTGACGAATCGAACGGTTGACGCCCGAATCCCGGTACAGCACGAACGCACGGTACCGGGATGGGCTTTCGTCTTGGCGTTGCAGCCATGCTTCAGACGGGTTCGGCATTGTCGATGTCTTCGGGCTCCTCGTCGACCTTCTTCACGTCGGTCTGTTCCGGCAGGTTTTCGTAGTACGCGATCACGACTTCGGCCATCCGTGTCATCACCGCCGAAGCTGCACGAACGCCATCGTTCTTCGTCACCTGTCGAGCCGCATCGACGAACTTCTGCCACGATTCCATGTCGGCCAGCCACAGGTTCCCGGTGGGGTCGATCAGCTTCAGCGCCTGCTCCAAGACGTTCAACTGCCGCGGCATGAACAGGACGGACAGCAGTTCGAATCCGAGCTCAAGACTCGTGTCGTCGATGCTGACGGCTTCGGTCTCGATCGAGACATCATGGATGCCGCTGGCGATCTTGTCGGCGACGTTGTCGATTTCTGCGTACAACTCCGCGAGGATCTGGGGATCGTCTTTCCCGGCGAGAGCGTTGTGGGCCAACTGCTTCGATCGCATCTGGCTGTGACTCAACGTCCGCTCCTCTACGAGCAGGTGCAACTCACCCAAGCCGGCCGCCCGAGCGACCTTCGACCGCTGGTGACCGGAGATCAGCAGGAACTCGGGCTTCCCGTCGGCTGCGTCCGTCAACATGCAGAACGGCAGGCTTTCGAGGCGCTGGTCCTTCTTCACGTTCTCCAGCAACAGCTTGAACTCGTGGGGCTCCAGGTATCGGGCGTTCTTGTCCTGTTCCCTAACCCTGGACAGCGGGACTCGCCAGACGGCTAGACCGTTGCCGAGGTCGAGCAACCTTGTTGCGGACGCTTCGTCCGTTTCGTTCTTCGTCGAGGTAGCGTCGGACGGCATCGCCAACGGTTCCGTCCCAGAATCGGCCGTGGTAGACGAGTCGATACGTTCCATCCTTGCGCTTCTCCCGCGAGGTCAGTTTCAGAATCCCTGCTTCTGACTTCGCCGTTCGGTAACGACAGAACTCGGTCGTCTGGACGCCATCCAGAGGCCAGAACCGATTCCGCGATGCACAGAGCGTGCGGTACTTCGGCGCCATGCCCGAGCACGTCAACATCCACGTCACCGCCCGTCCCAGGTTCTTGTGGACTCGAGACGGGGGAACGAAGGCGTACCGCATGTCCATCCATCGGGTCGCACTTCGCAACAGGTTGGCCGTGAACAGTCCGATCGTCGCGAACACCTTGCCATCGACGATCATCAGTACGTAGCGGTCGACCTTGGTGGGTGGGAGCTTATGCGCCCACAACGAGCGGTAGTACAGTCCAACTTCGGCTTCGACGGGGACCAGACGCACCTGTGACTCCTCCGTGAGTCTGTCGTCCGGTCCCCATTGCCTGGCCTTCTTGTACGGCACGAGCGGCT